GTGGGCAATCTTTTTAGTAAGGTTGCCCAAATTGTTACCATTGCATCTACGCCACGGAAGAAAAAACTATTTCAAAGCCAAGCTGAATTTGAGGCAGAAGCGGTTAAGATATACGCCGCCAAAGCCAAAGCCCAACAAATGCAGTTGGATGTGAAAAATATGTTCGTTGGGCAATATGGCCCTGCGGCATGGGAAGGCATCCAACGGCAAGTCATTGAAATGCGGAAAGAGGCAGCGCGTCAGGCGGCGGCTGCTTTAAAAGAACAGGAAGAAAACCGCAAGGATTTGATTATGGTTAGTAGCATTGTTGGGTTTCTTGTTCTTGGTATCGGTTTAATTGGTGTAATCCTCATGATAACGGTGAAATAAGATGTTACAGGCTTTTAAACATATGTTTACAGGTGTGGACAACGCTACTTGGGATATTGGCCGTATTCTTTGGGCTAAGATGTCTTTGGTTTATTGCGTTGTCAGTGCATATCATGCTGTGATGCATGGCAACTTTGATCCTCAAAATTGGGCTATCGGCGCATCAGCCATCCTTGCTGGCGGCGGCGGGGGCTTGGCGTTAAAATCTAAAACGGAGCCAAATTAATGTTTGGATTATTATTTAGCCCTTTTATCCGAAACATTGTTATTGTCGTTGCTTTGGCTGCGGCGATTATTGGATCATATGCCATTTGGGCAAACCATTTGGAAAATCTTGGCGCAGCCAATGAGAAGGCCAAAGAAGAAGTAATTGCCATCCAGCACGAGCAGGCCGTGAATGCCGAAGCAACTAAGATTGATCAGGCCGTTTCTCAAGACAATACCCCGCAAGATACCCTCCAAAAACAATGGAGCCAACCATGAAGCGTTTATTGTTGCTCGCTATGTTGCCTTTGGCAGCATGTATGCCAAAGCCCGAAACCAAAATTGTTGATACATCATGCGATTGGGTAAAACCTATATTTGTCCGTAAGGCGGATAAATTAACCACCCAGACGGCGGGTGAAATCTTGGCCCATGATGACAAATGGAAAGAAATCTGCGGGGATAAGAAATGAGTGCCAATAATTGGAAACAGTGTTTTTCCTTGGTTTTAAAAAACGAAGGAGGCTACGTTGACAACAATTCTGACCCCGGCGGCGCAACCAATTTGGGCTGCACCAAGGCAACTTGGGAAGCCTGGGTCGGCCACCCTGTTACCAATGATGATATTAAGGCCTTAATGCCTAACGATGTCATGCCTCTATACAAGGCCAAGTATTGGGATACAATTAAAGGCGACGATCTGCCGGAAGGCGTAGATTATGCCGTCTTTGATTTTGCCATCAATTCGGGGCCGTCCCGCGCCGCAAAAACCCTTCAGTCGGTACTCAGTGTTAATGCAGACGGGCAAATCGGACCAGCCACGCTTAATGCTCTTGAAGCGGCAAACCCTCGTGAGGTTGCTACAGCCGTCTGTGAAGCCAGATTAGCTTTTTTGCAAAGTTTGCCTACCTATGATACTTTCGGGAAAGGTTGGTCACGGCGTGTTTCAGAAGTGGAACAGGTCGCATTTAACATGGTTGGGTAAGACAAATGGCCACGACGACGACGACAGCCCTATCTTATAACTTATACGTCACCCAGATTGCGACGATGGCTGTTTTGCAGCAGACCCTTTCCACGGTGAACGGGGTTGTTACGTCTTCTGATCCAAATTTTCAAAATATTATTCCGCAAATGCTGAATTACGCTGAACTTCGAATCCAGCGGGATTTGGATTTTCTTGCCACTCAAAATGCCAATTATTCTACCGTTTTAAGCTCAACTTCAAATACAATTTCTATACCAACAAGTGCGTTTGTCACAATACAAACGATCTACGTCGACAATGGAGCGGGAAGCTCCGGCACCCTAACTCCGACCACAAAAGAATTTATTCGCAACGTATATGGAAGCCAAGCTGGTCAAGCGCAACCACAATATTTTGCAGTTTATGGAAATGACCAATTAACAAGTTCTTCGGCTTCTGGGACACTTATTGATTCAAACCAGATTATTCTTCTTGGCCCATGGCCGGACACTTCTTATACGGTAACTATATCTGGCACGACACGCCAGCCAACATTAAACAATTTTGCTAGCATTGGTGTGGCAGACACAACGTATACCTTCATAAGTGAAAACTTGCCGGATCTCTTTATCATGGCTTCAATGATTTACATTAGCGCCTATCAACGCAATTTTGGACGCGAAGCTGATGATCCGGCAATGGCACAAAGTTATGAAAACCAATATCAGATGCTTTTAAAAGGAGCTCTCGTCGAAGAAGCTCGGAAAAAATTTCAAGCCGGTGGATGGACTTCCTATTCACCTGCTGTTGTGGCATCGCCAACGAGGTAAATTATGCCACACACGACAGTCAAAATTATCCCTGGTGTTGATACAAATAACACTCCCGCATTAAACGAGACAGCATGGTCAACGACAAACCTTGCTCGATTTTTGCCTGATAGAAACGGCGCAGGCCTTATTCAAAAATTAGGCGGTTGGGTTAATTACTATAGCACCCCGTTGGCGACATTTTTTTCTGGGGTTGGCTCCATTCTTGGATCGACTTTAACCATTACGTCGACGACAGGTGGAAATCTATCAATTGGAGATGTTGTTTCTGGTACAGGAATAACAACTTTAACAACAATAACTGCATTTTCTACAAATTTTTCAGGTACGGGTTCAATTAGTGGTACAACCTTAACCATTACTGGAACGCCAACTGGCGCTTTGGCTCTTGGGACGGTTATTTCTGGAACCGGTGTTACAACTGGAACAACCATCACCGCATTTTTAACTGGATCTGGTGGAGCGGGAACTTATACCGTTTCTGTATCTCAAACAGTCTCGTCAACTACAATTACAACATTAAGTTCCGGCGGAATCGGAAAATATACGGTTTCTGGCACATTTGTTGGGACGGGCTCTATTAGCGGGTCAACCTTAACTATTACTGCAGTCACTTCTGGCTCATTGGCAGTTGGGACTATTATTTCTGGCACGGGGATAACAGCCGGAACAACTATTGTTTCATTTGTCAGTGGAGGTGGTGGCATTGGCACTTATACAGTTTCTATATCGCAGACAGCCTCTTCAACAACAATATCTCAAATTGTCTCTTCAACGACAATTACCAGTACAAATTACATTCGAGCATTAAAGGGTTGGTCTGATCTTCAAAGTGCCAATCATCTTGGAATTGCAGCTCAATATTCGCTTGATGTTCTTACGAACGGTTTGCTTATAAATATTACGCCACAAACAACAACTACAAATGCTGCAACTTCCTTTGTTGCGACACCGGCATCTACAGGTGTTTCGGCTTCTAATATTATAACATTTACTGATACTGAAATTACTGCATCTACTTTGGATTATGTGTTGTTTACCACACCTGTTTCAATTGGCGGAGTAATTTTAAATGGCCCGTATCAAATCACGGCCGCGTCGGCTGGAAATCAATATCAAATTCAAGCATCTTCGTATCCAATTCCCTTTACCGGAACAGGTACAATTAGCGGCACAACTTTAAGCATAAGTGCGGTAACAACAGGCTCTTTGCTTGTTGGGGCTGTTATTACTGGAACGGGTATTTCGGCCGGAACTAAGGTTACTGCTCAATTAACAGGAACGCCAGGCGGGGGCGGAACTTATACAATTTCAAACTCGTTTACATTGTCCTCTCCCTTTACCATAACAACTACGTCATATACGTCGAGTTTTGTTTATGCGTTTAAAACATCTAACGGTTCTTCAACAGTAACTTGTACATTTCCTAATCATGGTTTTTTTGTAGGAAATGCGTTTTATGTGTCTATACCAACTACTGTAGGCGGCATTAATATTTTTGGTCTTTATGTTGTTCAAAAGGTGGACGATGTAAATACTTTTGAATTTGCCGCCGCAACGCAAGCAACGTCAGATGCCGGACCAACATATATAAACAATGGAAACGTAAATTCCATTTATTATATTGCACTTGGCGCTTTGCCGACAGGATCCGGTTATGGTTTAAGCCCTTATGGTTTGGGGGGTTATGGTTTAGGAACAACCTCTACACAATCTGGAGGTACCCCAATAACTGCTACAGATTGGACGCTGGACAATTATGGCGAACTTTTAGTTGCCTGCCCAGCGGGTGGTCCAATCTATTATTGGTCGCCAGAAACAACTTTGCTTCAAGCTCAAATTATTGGCGGCAATGCGCCTATGGTCAATGATGGTATTTTTGTTGCTATGCCAGAACGGCAACTTGTGGCTTGGGGTTCGTCGTTTACGCTTGCGTCAGATCCTTTAACAATTCGTTATTCTGATATTGCCAATATCCAATCATGGCAAGCGACCTCAATTAATCAAGCGGGTTCTTATCGTATCCCGACTGGATCAAGAATTGTTGTTTGTATTCAAGGTCCACAACAAGGTTTGATTTGGACAGATTTAGACCTTTGGGCGATGCAATATGTTGGCCCATCAAACGTATATGGGTTCAATAAAATCGGCACAAATTGCGGCGCAGTTTCGCGACATTGCGTTGGGTCAATGAATGGTGTCGTTTATTGGATGTCACAAAAACAATTTTTCATGATGGCGGGATCCGGCGCAGTTAACATTCCATGCCCTATCTTTGACGTGGTTTTTCAAAATATTAATATTAATAATTTTAGCAAGGTTGTTTGCGCCGTTAATAGCCAATTCAATGAAGTAACTTGGTATTACCCTTCATTAACGGCGACGGAAAACGATTCATACGTCAAATATAATGTCGCACTTGGCCAATGGGATTACGGGTCTCTAGGCCGCACAGCTTGGATTGATCAGTCCGTTCTTGGCCCACCGATTGGCGCAGGGACAGATACCTTTCTTTATCAGCACGAAATAGGCAATAATGCCGGCAATTCAACGCCTATGCTTACAACGGCGCAAACCGGTTATTTCCAACTTCATGAAGCTGATGATATGATCTTTATTGATCAAATTTGGCCAGACATGAAATGGCAAACATATAGCGGAAATATTTTTCCACCTCTTACCGGCGGAACGGCAGTTGTACAAATAACTTTTTGGGGCACAAATTACCCTGGCGATACACCGGTACAATATGGTCCTTATACAATAACGCCATCGACAGAATACCTTTCTGTTCGTATTCGTGCGCGCCTCTTGTCAATTGAGGTATCTTCAACGGATTTAAATACATTCTGGCGCCTCGGCGCTATTCGTTATCGTTATCAACCGGATGGGAAATTCTAATGGCCAGTTTAGACGATATTTTAACCACTCAGAAAAATGGTGTTCAAGGGATTAATGGCTTAACAAACATAACTCGCAATATTGCGGGAGCACTTAATAGTTCTGAAATTTCAGCATCGACTTTTTTTTCGACAACATATGGGTGGGTTGGAAAAATAAGCGTTATTGTCGCTGGATCTACAACAGGAACTATTTATGATACAACTTCCGTCTCATCGGCGGCGGTTGGAAATCGTCTTGCTATTATTCCAAATACGGTTGGAATTTACTCAATCAATATGCCCGTAAGCAACGGAATTGTCGTAACCCCAGGAACTGGCCAAATTGTTGCCATGTCGTATAGTTGAGGTATGTGATGCCATTAGCCCATGGGTCGTCCCAGAAAACAATTAGCCATAACATCTCCGAAATGGTCCACGCTGGTCATCCGCATGATCAAGCTGTGGCTGCGGCACTTTCAACGGCTCGCAAAACAAGGGCAGAGGGCGGAACTTATACTACGACTACAAGCGGCC